ACTCGTAGTTGTCGTAGGTGGGGGTCTGGACATTCGCGCTGTCACAGATGCTCTTGCTGTCATCAGTGTCAGAGTCGGTGGCGTTGAGGGTGTAGCCGGTGACGATGGCGCAACTGATGTTGGCTCCGGCGTTGATCTCGGCTGTAGTGGGCACACCCTGAACGGTGAGACCTGCCTCCGGCACCCAGATGATGGTGGTGTTGGGTGCAAGCATTTTTCGATTTGCCATGGCTTGATCTCCCTTATGCCAGTGGTTCGTTCATGTTGACGTAGCCCTGTGAGAAGAAGGGCACCTCGAACTGGTAAGGGCCTCCGCTGTCTGCCTCGATGTCACGGGCGTTGTCAGACAGCACGGTGAAGATGTCGATCAGGTCAGCGGCGACCGGAGCGGTGAGGTACTTCTTGCCGACCCGGCGCAACACCGTGCCGTACACCCCCTTGGTCTTGAACAACTCCCAGGCGATCTGGAAGTCAGAGGTCGGGTTGGCCACGATGTCGGCCTCCCGGTAGAACGGCAGCGTGCACTCGTAGTTGGCCGCACCCCGGCTGGAGGTGTTGGTCTCGTCCACGATGGTCTTGCTGTCGTCGGTGTCCGAGTCGGTCGGATTCAACGTATAGCCGGACGCGATGGCAGCCGACAGGTTGATCGCCGTGGACGCTCCGATGTCAACCAACAGAGCTGCCACGGTGGGCACCAGCGGATTGAACGTCCCAACAGCCTTGACAAACCAGATGGTGGTGTTCGGTGCGAGCATCTTGGCCATCAGACGGCCTCCTTCGCTTCGATCCGGTTGTCGGCTTCGACCTCAGCGTCATCAGGTTCGATCTCGACCTTGTTGGTGATGGCCTCGCGGAGCTGACGTTCCCGCTTCTCGTTGGGGCCTTCCTTCTCGACTTCATCCCAGGTGCCTTCCGGGAATGCGGATACATAGTCGGCAGTCAGTTCTGCCTTTTGACCAGTAACCGAATGCTTGAAAACTGGCATTACTGCTCCTTTCTAGATACCGCCGGAGGCCCCGCTGGCCCCCACACTGACGTAAAACCCGAGTGTCCGCATGAACCTGGCGGGCTTGAGCAAACTGGGCACCGGCTGGTCCGCATAGGAGCCGCTGTCATTGATCTCCCCGCTGTCCGGCGGGGTCGCTCCGACCAGCACCCGGGTCACGATGTCTCGCACCTGGGTGCATCCGTAGGCATCGTTGGCCACGCACAGCACCGCGAACGGCAGCAGCCCCAGCGCGTCCCTACTGCCGCAGATGCCCTGGCCGTAGGGGTGCTTGGAGTTGTCACCCAGCCACAGCACGGCGTGCGGGCGGACCTGCTGCGCCGGCCCCGGGATCATCGGCACAGTGTCGCCGTCCAGCACCCTGCCATCGAAGAATGCCGCTCCCCGGGCAACCAGTTCGGCACTGAGCACCTGGACCAGCCAGAGGTGCACCGGGGCCATGTCAGCCATCAGTACCCCCGCACTTGCATGAACTTGTTGTTGACCGAGGACCGGATCGCCTGTCCCACCCGCTGCTGCATGATCGGATCGAACTTGGCAGCGAAGGAGGTGTGCCCCAACTGGAAAGCCAGCATCGGAGGGATCTTGCCGTCGCCCAGTTCCTGCTTGGCGGTGTACGAGGGCGGATTGATGAACCCGGCCCGGCCGGTCAGGACACGACCGGAATTGGTCAACTGCCACCGGGCACTGGCCAGAAGGCGGCCGGACTCGACACGACCTGGGCCACGGCCATCCCACCAGGCTGCACGCGGCCGGAACTGCGGCGGCAACCCGGCCACCCTGCGACGCCCGGTCTCGGTGTGCGCCGAGATCACCCGCCCGGTGATCACCTTGGTGGCCTGCGCCATCGACTCGGACATGCCCACCTGCAGCGCTGTGTTGATGTTCTGGTGCAGCTTGAACAGCCGGGGGGTCACCCCATCCTTGAACTTGATTCCGCTGCGAGGGGCCATCACTCATCGACCTGAGTCATGTCGGTGTCGCACAACAGGTTTCGCAGCCACGAATTGGAGGTAGGGGTGAAGTTGCGGACGATGTGCGTCATCAGGGTCAACTGCGGATCCACCGGATACCCGCCGAGGGTGAGCACCTCAGTTACCCGGAAGATGTCTCCGACGTGGACGATCGGGAATGTGCCCAGGGTGTTACCGCGGAAGTCGAGTTGGATCCGGGTGGCGTGTTCGGTGACCGTCTCGTCCTTCCAGTTCTGCTTGCGGGCGCGCCAGTCCTTGTTGGGCTGGATCCGGCAGCGGCCCTCATAGATCGGGGTGAACAACTGCATTGAACCCGGTTCACGATCCCCGACATCTGTGGCGAACGGGTTCCATACAGGCACACCCAGCGCGGTCATGGAGACCCGGTAGAGCACGCCCACCGCGATCATCGCCCCAGCGACCACAGGCCGGGCATGGAAAGCCCACCTGGGGTCAAGCATGGCGCGATCGTTCAGGCTCATTTCTCAGTCCAGCTTCCTCAAGTAGGCAGCCCACTCGCCGGTCGGCTGCCAGTCGTAGCCCATGATGCCCGCCACTGACTTTCGGATCGGGGTCTCATCCCCGGTCTGCTGGTAGTCACCGTGCATCAGCGGCATCACGTCCGATCGGAGCAGCGCGAGTTGCTCCGCTGTTGCATCGGCTCGGGCCGCTCCGAGGAAAGTGACCATCTTCAAAACTCTGTTCAGTGCAGTACTCATCGCCACTCCAACTGCGGAGGTTCCACATAGAAGTCAACGACCACGAAGTCACCCTCGGTCTCGCTGACCTCGCTGGCATCGAGCTGCCGCATCTGGCGGGCTCGTTGCAGGTACTGCGCCATTGCCTTGGCGCCGTCAGTGGCCAGATCCTCGGTGGTGATCACTTTCAGGATCAGCGCCTCGGAGGTGCCAAGGATCTCCAGTGCGTCGGCCGCAGCCAGCCGGGGTCGACCGTTGTTCAACGCCAGCAGGGAGGTCAGGTGCTGGTCGCTGAAAATGTACTCGGCAGGATCATCGGGGCGGTTGGAGTTGATCAGCTTCTCCAGGTCAGGAATCAAGCCGCGCACCGTTGTGACGGGATCCTGCCAATCCAATGGTGTGGTCACTGTGCGCCTTTCCTGCTGGGTGTGCTTAACGAAACAGGCCCCCGCTTGCCGCCCGGAATTGCTGGCGGGGCGGGGACCTGGTTGTAGGACGTGTCAGACCACCGTGCTTGCCACCGCGGTGCCCTTGGACCAGACGGTCCCGAAGTTGTTCTCGATGTTGCCCTTCACGAACTGACGCAGCCGGATCTGGATGCCGTCATAGTCGAAACTGCCGTCGTACGGGCTGAGCGACCCGCCGCCGAGCGCCTGCCCCTGATCGTTCTTGATCCGAAGTTCAGGAACTTCCAGACCACGCAGGTACACGTTGGTCACCGTGTTGCCGTAGTAGCCCTCACCGCCGTAGGGCACCAGTGCCCAGCCGGTGGTGTTGGCGTAGGTGGTGCCGGTGGCGATCAGCGAAAGCCACGGAACCACTACCGGAACCACCCCGGAGATCGGGTTGTTGGTCAGGAACTCGGTGCCGTTGGCATCGGTGATCTTGATCTGGGTGGCGTTCAGAATCGCCTTGGCGGTCATCTCCAAGGCCGGCGGAATGAGCAGCGCCCACTTGTTATTGGTGTTGCGACGTGGCCGATTACCCGCCGGAGTGGGAGGGGCCACCAGTGCCTGTGCAATCGCCATCTCAAGAGACTGCATGGTGAGCACAGGATTGGGCGCCAGGTTGGCCGCCACTGGGAACATCAGGGTGTTGAACCCGTTGGCTGCGTAGTACTGCCGGAAAGCCTCGGTCTCCTCGGTGTTTTGGGCGAGTTCTGCCAGGTCACCGGGAAGCTGCTGGATCTGGGACCACTGGTCGTTCTTGAACGCCTCCCACGAGAAGTGAACCCGGGCACCGTTCTTGGCCGTCGAGTACTCGGTCTTGCTGGCGGTGAAGTTGATCGTCGGGTACTCGGTCAGTTCAGGAACCCGAGGCAGGGTGCCCGGGATTCGTGCATACCCACCATTGGTGTCCAGCAGGTTGGTGGTGTCCTGGTCCAGCCGCATCTCGCGGGCGGGAAGCAGGTTGTCCACTGTGACCCGGCGAGCCACTGCGGGCCAGACCGGTGTGTACTCGGCCAGTTTGGCCTGGATGGCCGCGTTGTTGACCTGCTGGAAGGCGACCGGGAAGTCGGCCGTCGAGATGGCCTCCACCTTGAGCCGCAACTGGGCGATCAGATTGCCGTCGAACGCTTCCATCAGCGTGCCGGCGATGCGGCGCTGGTACTCGGTGAGCTTGATGAGCCTTGTCATGTCGTTTCCCCTAGACCGTGATCGAGACGAGTTTGACGGCTCTGACGGTTGTCGCGGCTCCGGCGGTGGGCTCGATCAGCACACCCCACAATTTTCCGGTGTTGGTGTCGGACAGCACCGCGAGCGCGTTGGCACCTGGAGCAGCCGAGTAGATCGGAGTGCCCTGCGCCCGGGCCGCCGACGTGGTGACAGACACCTTGTGCACACCCTGGCAAGCTACCGAGGCCCAGTTCAGGGTGTTGCCGGTGGCGATGCCGTTGACGTTCTTGCCATTGATGTCGGCCGCGTCGGTCTGGGCGACGCCGTTCAGGCTGCCCACCCGCACCGGGTCACCGGACAGAATGCCAGCGCCGACCAGCAGCGAGATGTCTCTGCCGTCGCGGAACACTTCATTGCGTGCCATCGGCTATGCCCTTCCCATGTAGCGCTTGGTCCAGTCGTCGCCCAGTTCCTCGACGTCCACGTCCAGGCCGAACTTGGTGTCCTTCTCGCCCACCACGACGAACAGATCGGGGGCCTTCTCACCATCACCAGTCTTGGTCTTGGTGGTAGCGGCTTCACCGAGATACTCAGCCTCGTCCTTGATGGCATCGGCAATGGTCTTGCCCGCCTTCACCTCCGCGAGCACCCGGGGATATGCCTTGGGGGGCAAGGTGGATGCTGCCAGCGCGGTCGCCGCCGCAGCTACCACAGCCTCCACATCCACCTTGCCCGCGTTCTCCTTCGCAACTCGCAGCGCTTCAACCCTGGCCGCTTCGGCTTCGGCCGCAGCCGTCATCGAAGTGACCAAGGACTGAACCGCTGATGCCAGAGACGTTGCCGTCTCCTCAGTCAGGTCAGCCATCGGCTTTCTCACTTTCTTCGTGGGTTGAATCTTGGTCTTGGTTTCCCGGTGGGTGACCAACTTGGTGCCCGGTGGCAGAAGCTCCGGCTTGCTCTCAAAGATTTCGACAATGCGCCCGTCCGCACCCGGGTGTGTCACGAAATCAACGGTCAGCCCGGCAATCAGGGCTGTGATGATGTCCAACTCCTCGCCGTCGATGACTCCGGGCTCACTGGTGGCCGCAGCCCGGATGCTGATCCCGATGTACGGCGCCATCTCCGAAAGCAGAGCAGCGTACTTGGAGAACACCCTGGCATCGGCATACAGCCCGCCGTCCTCGTACACGGGTGTGCTGTCGATGACGCCGGCCAGATCGTCCAGCGAGCCTGCCGGGTTCTCGAAGTAGTCCCAGAACGACTGGTGATCCAGGTGCATGTGAGTGCCCTGCGGAAACGCTTTCGGCCCGTCCCGTTCGACCACTTCCGCCGGGTAATAGCCGGAACTGCCCTTCACATCCCCCGCAATGATCCGAATGCGGAACTTTGCCTGGCCGTCAGCAAGTTCCGTAGGTGGGGCTACCGTGCCGCGTGCCTCAGCGACCTGTATCTTCTTGACAGCCATTAAAACGTCCTGTACGGCATGGCTTACGGTAGCATCACCACGGTTGAACAGGGCTATTCTGATTTCCGCTGGTCGTGGTCACCATCCGCCATCGGTCCCGCCGGGCTCTTGGCCTTCTTCTTGGTCTTGGTCGCCGTCTTGCTTGCATCAGGGGTCTGTTGCGGTGAGGTGGCAGGATTCTCGTTCACTTCGCCGGCTACGAACTTGGCGTATCGCCCGTCCTCCGGCAGTTCAGGATTGACATTCGTGATGCCCAAACTACGCAGCGCGGCCACCAGCATCTGACGGCCTTCCTCCGGCCACAGCGCGTTGGTGCTCAGCGCGGTGACCACGGCCTGCACGGTGCGATGGATCGGCTCGGACTGGATCGGCGGGAAGGTGATCTCCACCTCGGTGAATCCGAAGTAGGTGAACATCTTCTTGAATCCACGCTTGACCAACGCCTGACGGCTGGCCATCGCTTTCAGGGTGGGCGGGTCCAGGGTCTGCTCCCCGGTGCTGGCGGCGCTGTTATTGCCCCTGATCAGGTGGTCCAGGTTGACTTCCAGGCCCGCGGCGACCATCGCGGCAAGGGGCCGGCCGGCATCGAAATTGACGTTGGCCCCGGCCTTGTTGATGGCGGTCAGGTCGCCGTCCCCGGTCACCACAGCGGCCCCTGCGGTCAGCGGCAGCCCGGTTCGCGGGTCCATCGTGGGGTGGTGTTGGTGACCTTCCAGGTGAACTTGGCCAGGGCTCTGACCAGGGTGTAGTTCGACTCCAGGTATTCCTTGTACGCCTTGGCCCAGAAGATCACCGGCTGAATGTCGGGCACACCCCAGGTCCAGCCGATCTGCTTGTTGACGCTGATGTGCAGGACCGCTTTGGTGCCGTCCACCGGGACATCGCGGATCCGGCGGGCCAGGTCGGTCCGCAGCACTTCCGGCGCCGGATACCAGGTCTTGCGGGTCTGAGTCTTGGTGTAGGTGCCGTCCATCCCGTCCAGCGTGGTCGACTCGACCCAGGTCCGCTCGAAATAGAGCTTGTTCTCGATCGACCCCGGCTTGACCGCCACATTGGTGATCTCCCGGAACGGTATCCGGGTCACCTCCTTGTTGATCTTGTCCAGCAGAAAGAAAACGTTTCCATCGGTGGCGAGGGCGGTCTCCAGTTCCTCATATGCCTGCGGTGAGAACACCAGGTCGGCGTTCTGCTCGATGAATGCCTGCACCCTGGGCCGGGTGTCGGTGAACTCGATGCCCTCACCGAAGATGTTGGACACCCGGATGCGTACAGCCCGCTTGATCAGCGGATTGATGGCAGCCAACTGCTGGTTCATGTCGGTCCAGTCGTGCAGGACCCGCAGCGGCACACCCCGCCCGTTCTCATATTGACCGTTCAGCGGCGCCCAACCGAGGTTGTCGTATGCCATATAGGCGTCAGACAGCGCTTCTGAGGTCAACTCAACCTGGTTGGTAGCGTTGGTCAACTCGTTGAGCATCTGCCGGTATTGCTCGGTGTGCTCCCAATCGGTGGCGTTCTGCCTCACGCCAGGATGGATTTTCTTGGTTTTGACCATCAGATCCACCTCAAATGGGGCTAATTACAAAGCCGAGAGCCTCGTATTCATCCTCATCGTAAGGGTCAGTCGAAAAAACGTCGCCTGGACCGTAGGGTAGCAGCGGGTCATCAGGGTTCAGCGGGGCCATCGCATACATCAGAGCGTCGGAGATGTCCGGGCTCTTGACACCGCGCTTGCGCATGTCCTCCTTGCTCTCGATCTGCAGGCTGCCCCAGGTCACGTTCATCTTGTACTTGATGTTCTGCAGTTCATCGAACAGCCGCTGGGCGGTCGGGTCGCCGGAGGTGGGCGGCAGGGTAATGCGGGAAGCCAGCAGCTCAGTCTTGACGTGGGCGTGCCAGAAGGCCCTGGCGTTGAGGTACTTCTTGTGGTCGGGAGTCATCCCGGACCCGTTCATCTCGATCACCCGGTAGTCCCAGTTGGCTGCCAGCGGCATCAGGTGGTCGATCACCGACGATCCCGGCCCGACTGCATCCACCCGGACCTCGGATGCGTTCAGTTCAGTGGCCCAGCGGTGGATTCTGGCGGCCGAGTCGGGGCCGTTGGCGTTCTTGTAGGTCTCCAGCACGGTGATGATGCCGCCCGAGTTGCACACGATGGCGGTGGAGTCGCTGCCGAACCTGGCGACGTCGACCCCCAGCTTCGGCCGGTCACCCGGGCCAGGCAGCGGCAGCACGTTCTCGATGGCCTGGTAGAGCAACTGGATCGAGTACAGCGAGTCCTCACTGGACGCGGGGAACTCACCCAGCACCCGGATCTGATAGTCGGCCGAGTCGATCCCGACCTCAGCAACCTTGTCGGCCACCCATGCCGGCGAGGTCAGCGAGTCCAGCAACTCCTGGGGACACTCGAATCGTTCGTCAGTGAAATTAGGACTGTCCAGCACCGACATTGTGATCTTGTTCCAGGTGTCCAGCCCTTTACCACCGTTACCGAGGAAGATGTTGCCGAATGCGGTGTTGGGGTCGGTCGGGTTGCCGATGGCCACCACTCGGCAGGTGTCGGTGGTTGCAATGGCGTCAAGGGCTGTGAACAGTGCACGGGTAATTCCCCCACTCTCATCAATGATGATCAGCGTGTACTTGTAATGCCGACCCTGGAAGTTGGCGGTGGTGCTGTCCGCGGGCTTGCGGCCGATGCCGATCAGGTTCCGGGCCGCGTCCTTCCATTCGGTGTTCTCGCTGACTTCCCCGGACAGTGTGTACAACTGCCAGTCCTTGCGGATGTACTGCCACAGGATGCCGCGAACCTGGTCATAGGTGGGGGCGGTGGTCACCACCATCACGTCCTCGCCCAGGTGAGTCTCGATCCACCACTCACAGAGCATCGCAGCCAGCCGGGTCTTACCGATCCCGTGCCCTGACTTGACCGCTGTGCGCTTGTTGTCCACCACCGACTGCGCTACCTCGCGCTGCTTGGACCACAGGTGTGCGTTGACCCGATCCTTGGCCCACTCGGCGGGCTTGGTCCGGTATTGCACACCCCGCGCTCGGGCTCGGAAGTGCTCGGAAGCTCGTTCCAGCGCCTGGGCCATCGTGTCCGGCATCTGGATCTGCCGGGCAAGTGGACCGGAATCGGTGGCAGCGGCTGTCATGTCGCTAGTATGCGCTGATCGACATGGCAAAGCCCCGCTGCCAGGGAGGGCCTCGATCTCGCAGCGGGGCTTTCAACCCCTACCAAGGATTGAGCGCGGTTCTGATGCCGTCGCCTGCGGTGATGGTATCAGGGGTCACCCTTCCAGCACACGGTCCTGGGCGTTGGTGATGAGCACACCAGCCTGGTGAAGAGTGTCCGCGGTGACCTCATCAATCACGTCGGCCGGAAGGATCTGGGCGATCTCAGGGCGGCTCAGGATGGCCTGCACCACCTGCTGCACCACCGCGATGAACAGCAGCGACTGCTCGTCAGTGATCAGCTTGATCTCGATGGTGGACTTCTGCGACTCCAGCTCGTGCATCTTGGCCAGTCGCTCGACGGCCGAGACGATGATCTTGGCGTGCTCGACCGACCCGGCCGCAGCGGCCTCCTGCATCATGTTGATGATGTTCTGCATCTGCGCGGTCAGCATCATCCGCATCTGGACCGGGGAGAACGAGTTCTCGGCCTCCAACATGCGGAAGTAGATCGCCTTCACCTCAGCCGGCGAGAGCCCGACCATCTCCGCGATCACCCGGAAGGAGACCTGTGCATTGGCCTGCTTGTAGATGATGTTGTCCAGCATGTTGCCGTCGCGGTCCTTCTTCGGCTTGGCCAGGAACCGGGTCAGGGACTGCAGGGTGCCTGGTGCGAAGGAGTTGGCCCCCATCTGGGGATTCGACTCGATGACCTTTGTCGGGTCCAACTGCCGCTTGGCCAGCACCACCGGGTGCTCACGGTGGAAAGGCGTCTTGCGAAAGACCGGGCCGGCAGGTTTGGCGGCGGGCTTGGCGAGTTTGGTGCTGGTTTTCTTGCCCATAGCGTCAGCTTAGGTTGTCAGCAGTCCTGACGATATGCGCTATCAACTCCGGGCCACAACCAACCACACGGGCCAGCTCGGCATATGTCCAGCGGCCAGGATCCTCAGCACGCAACCCGCGGACCAGGACATCACGCTGCTCCCGGTGCCGAGCAGCAAGCGCATTGGCCTGCTGCCCGGCCCGGTGGTGCTCGGCGGCCTGTGACGCCCGAACGTCCACGATCAGATCAGGCCCTGCGAGAACGCCGAGATGATCCCCGGCGTGGCCGAATCCAGCCCGCTGATGTCCAGGGACAGCGGGTCTGACGGGTCCGCGATCGTGAAGCTGGTGGCGGTCATCGCCACCACGATCGAACGGGCCTGGATGCCGGTCTTGTTGCGGTACTCGGTCAACGCCTGGTGCACGTGGATGGGACCGACCCAAGTCTCGGAATCCGTCAACGTGACGAACGTGTCAATCTTCTTGCCCTGCTCCAACGCCCACCGCATCGGCAGCGAGCAATCCGTGCCGCCGAACGGCAGGTCGCTCACCGCCTTGATCGCATCGTCCAGCCGCTGCCGTGGGCTGATCGCCAGCGGTGTCAGAACAGCGTGCTGACGCCAGTCATAGCCGTAGCCATAACCGCCGATCTTGCCACTCGCAGTGAAGCCGACGATCTGATGCTTCGGCTCCACGGACGCGGTTACCAATGCCAGCGCCGCTGATGCCTCACGGCACGAGATCGGCAGGCCGGCAACCGGGCTCACCATCGACCCTGACACATCCAACGCCAGCAGGGTCCGCTTGCCGGACGGCTGCACCGCACCGAACGCCAGGTAGAACGCCTGGTCCAGAGCATCGATGATCACCGGACTCGGAATCCAGGTGCTCTCACCCCGGATGGATGCGCCACTGGCATAGGTCCGCAGGGCGATCAGCACCGAGATCGGGTGTATCCGAGCCTTGCGCAGATCAGTTGGACTGGTCAGCCGAGCCACGATCGCCAAGGAGGATTTGGTCATCGGATCACACAGCCCGAGCCTGGTGAGCCTGGGCAACTGCCGGATCAGAGCACCCAGCGGCACACCCCCCGGCTGCCCCAGCAGCGCAGACCACACCTTGCGGTCGTTCAGGGCCTCCGAGGGCAGCATCTCCCACGACAACCGTGCTTCGGAGTACTTGATCAGCTTGGGCAGGTCCGCGACTTTGGTGGTCTTGGCTGCCTCGAACACAGTCACCAGCGGAGGCAGGTGCTCGGCGGTGTTGTCCCGTCCGCACACCCAGTTGAACAACGCCCGATGTTCCTGGGTGGGTGCCGTGGGGTGTGCCAACCGCAGCAGATCCTTGTGCGACCAGCCCTCGCGGTTCTGGTACTTCACCACCTGGTAGGCCAGATCGGTGAACAGCTTGTCGGTGTACCAGCAGCCGACAGCATTGCGCAGACCACGGCCCCAGCCGCGGAACTGCTCCACGTAACCGGCGAACAGGAACAGGTGGGTACCGGTGCGGCACACCAGCGGAAGCGCGGCCAACGCAGCCTTGCGAGTGGTGTCATCACCCACTCCGGCACACGCGGCGAGCATGAAGATCGCCGGATTCTGCTTGGGCGCCCGGCCGGACGTGCTGATCTCCACGATCTCGACAACCACGGCCAAGCCGTCGCGTGAGATCAGGTCCAGCATCGACGCAGCAGCTTCCCTGGTGAGGTCATCCTGCTTGATGTAATAGGTGCCGGCAGAGGTCCCGATGGTCAGGAACCTGCGCAGACGGGTCATCGGCGTGACCTGGAATACGTGGCCGCCGGCCGAATTGGGCACCTGAGCCGGGTCGGCGGGCTGGTTCTGCGGGGTGCGGCGAGTCGAGATGGTCGCCAGCGGATCGAACTTGGACATGAGGCCCACTTCCGGGAAGGGCCGCGGAGGATGCGGGCGTGTGATGCATGACGGGCGGGGGCCTCTCGGCTGATCCCAAAATGAACCCGAAGGTTCTGGCAGATAACCGCCAACGCTCCGGCCCGCATCCTCGCGGCGAGTTGGGGGCCAGCAGGCGTGTGAATGAACGCCGGGTTTCTCATGCGAAGGGGTAACCGGCACTCTCCGGCCCGCTGGTAATGCTTATTCAGTTACAAGAGCAGCGGGCGTGTGATGTGACCCGGGTTTAATGCGCTCTACCAGACTGAGCTAACACCGGCCTTGGCCGCTGTCCGGGAATCGAACCCGGGACCTCATCCTCCTGAAGGTAACCGGATCGCTCCGGCCCGCTACCAACTCGACTGTAACGCATTACAGGCGACTGCACAACAACTATCGGATCACCCTCTCGCTCCCCATGACGCAAACGATAGCCCGCTCCGCACCTGTGCAAGCGGCGCGGAACAGGCTATCAAGTCAAACTATCTCGGATCAGTCTGGCAGAAGATGACCTGCTCCACCGGTTTCAGGTACTTGTGCATCTTCGGGTCCAGGGCCGCCGCCAGATCCTCCCGGGTGAGCAGCAGGGTGAGACGCTTGATCTGACGCCGCCCGTAATGCGGCTTGTCGAGGACGAACCGGATCGGATCCGTGGAGGTGGCGTCGATATTACCGGGGACGGTGAAATCCGGGTCGAAGATGTCCATGTGCAGGGTGGGTGTCGGGGTGGGTGTGATCACGATCTCCTGGTTGACCGGCACCCACCGCTCGTCCAGCGGCCCGTGCTCGTGGTGCGGGCGGGCCAGCAGAGGCCGCAGGAAGGCGATCAGCTCCTTGTTCTCGGTGGGGCCGAGTCCTGGGTAGAGGATCATTTTCCCTTCTTGCCCTTCTTGCCCTTCTTGCCCTTCTTGGGCTCCGGCTTGTCCCAGGGGGCGGGCTCATCGTCCGGCTGAGCGGGATCGGAGGGTGCGGAGGACGTCGGGTCCGGGTCGAACGTGACGGTGATCTCGAAACCGTCCGTGCCGGCGCCGTTGTCATCAATCCGGTTGACGTAGACGTCGGACTGGCTCACGTTGAAGTTGAACGGCTCCTCGCGGAAGCGGCGCAGCATCACCTCGCCGTAGTTCTTCTGCTTGTAGATTTTGGGCAGGATGAGCGTCTGGGGGCTGCCTGTGGTGTTGGCCAGCTCCTGGGCCTGCTGGAACTCATCGTCGTACGGCCCCTTGCGGGTGCGGCCGGTGGCGCCGCGGGTGTGCGGCACCTTGGTGGGCGGGGAGTCCGGCAGTTTCTGCGCGGTGACCCTGGCGAGTTCGGCAAGCGGGTCGGGGCGCGAGTCCGGTTCGAGCACCTCGAACTCGCTGACATCGCCCGTGTCAATGAGGTGCTTCTTCTTCTTGCCTTTGGGTGCTGGCTGGTCGGCGGGGGTGACCAGGTGAAGCTGCGGATCCTCGACAACGAGCTTGGCAGCTTTCTTGTCCTTCTTCTTGAGAGCCTTGACGGCCTTGTGGTGGGTGGCTGTGGCTTGGTTCTGCTTGGCCATGGTGCGCCTTTCGGTTGGTACTGCGGGTTGGGGTTGGACGGGTTCGCGGAACAGTTGAGCGATGCGGCCAGCGGGGCTTGGCTGACAGTTCTCACACAGGTAGCCGTAACCATCGGAGCAGATCTCGTCGCCGGGATGAATATGAGCCCCGCAGTTGTCGCAGGCGCCGTGATAGCTGGCGGTGAACGGGCTTCCGGTTAGTACGGAGGAGGGTGGGTCAGGCAGGTGCTTGGGGCAGGCGCACATTTCAACCGGCAGCTCGGTGAGTTCGCAACGGGGCTCAGTCATGCGGGGATCACCATCAAGTGCCAGACAAACGGCGGGTCGAACACCGTGGCGAGGTGCTCGTAGCTGTCAGGGTGCGGTGCTCCGGTGCCAACGATGGTGAACAGGCGGGGCGGGTTGGTTGGTTTGGCGGGTGGGGCGGGTTGAGCACACCAGACCTCCAGGATGTTAACGGTGACCCGGGCCGTCAGGAACCGACCGTGCAGCACGTAAGGCTCAGGGTCGGTGACGATGTTAAAGGTGTACTTGTAGATCACCTGGCGGGTCATGTGCGAACCATCAAATGCCAGACCCGCTCGGAACGTTGGTCTACGAGGGTTTGGAGGAAGGGGTAGTGGGCGGGATAGGTGATATTGGTTGGAACGAGGATCAGGGTCTGACCCCGGAGGTTGGCCTGGGTGCGGGCGTCGGGCTCGGCAGGGGAGGCACACCAGATCTGCAATTCGGTAACCCATTGCCCGGGCAGGTTGACGTAGTTGTGGATCTGGGCGTGGCGGAACTGGCCGGGTGGGATCACGATGATTTGTTCAGTTTGGGAATCGTTGAGCCGGTGCTGGTACTTGTGGATGATCTGCTGCTCGGGCGGGGGCGGGGGCGGGGGTTGGGTTGGCACACCCCCCGTGGCTGGCTTGGTTCGTAGGGATTGGGCGGGGTCGGGTTTTGGCGGCGCCGGCAGAGCGGTTATGCACACCAGGGTGATAAGCGGGACGCGAAAAGGGCGGGCAGGATCGACCGATTGGTGGAACATCAGACAATCCTCGTCAGGACGGCGGTGGCGTTCGACGGTGATCTTGGTGACTTGGCGGATGGTCCGGAGGATTGGGGTGTCGCTGTCGTCTTCGAAATCGTCGTCGGGGTCATCCTTGTAGCCGGGAGTCAGGGTGAGTTCGTAGTCGGTAGGAGTCATAAAAGGAGCATAACTCGTGGGATTCGAGTTGGGAACGGGGCAAAACACGGTGCACGGGTGTTTAGTTCGGTTAAACGGGATAATTCGAGTCGAAACGAAGGCAAAAGACGCCCAGGGTGCCTGTTTGGGGAAAATGAACGCCTATATGGCAATTTTTTCTCGGGATTTACACCTGTGAGGCTCGTATGGGCTGATTTCTGAAATCTATACTCTACTAAGAGCACACCCCACGCGGTACCAGCCGGCGCCCCCTGGTTTTCTTGCCTGCCCCTCGCCGCGAATCCTTGCCTCGCGCCAGCTCGGCGCGCGAGGCGCCAGCCCTCACGTGCACGTGTGACTAGCCTCACACACATAAAGCGAAGTTGACTGTTCAATCTGTGCACACACACGTGACATCTGGCAAGGCAGGGTGTATTGTTCTACCTAACCCCCTACCCGAAAAGAGTCCACTCATGTTGCGCTGCGAAACTTGCTCAGTCCCACTGTCTACGTCATACACCTATCAGGCATCTAGCCTGACTGACCTGTATGGGGGTGTGTGGTGCCCCATGAGTGCAAGCGGGTTGCACTGGGCCGACCGTTGGGCACCCGTCGCGCGTGATGACGTGCCCGCGACACGCGCGCGCGCGTAGCGTTCACTCTGTCTGTACACTCACAACACCTATCAACCCTGAGGACACACAATGCTACTCATCACCCTTGCCAGCATCACCCTTGTCATCGGATGGCTTGCCGTTGTGGCATTCACTTGGCCACCACTCGTCACTCCTGCTCCGCTCCCCCTCCTCGTACCATCCCAGCCTGCAGGTCGGCATGCCAGCACTGACATCGCTCCGCTCACTGACTACGTGCCCCGCCATGCTGCCCCTGCTACGGTGCTCACACTTGCCTCTGACTACCTGCACTCTCCTACTCCTGCCAACCTGCTCACCCTGCAGCGTGCTGCCCATGCTCACTTGCTGCGCACTGCATCACTCACCCTGCCTGTGCCCACACTGGGCCCTCAGCGTGACCATCGTGGTCACTTCCTGCCTGGCAACACAACTACTGCCCCTCGTGACCGCTCCGGTCGCTTCACTTCACTTGCTGCCTGACCTCACTCACCCTGCCTACCGAACGGATCTGATCATGACTGACCGCTACGCCCTGACCAACACAACCAACTCATCCCATGCCGCCTATGTCAACGCCTACCCTGCAGGTCCCAACAACGATCAGACCGAGTACCGATTAAACGTCTGGTCTAAGGGCAACCGTGTTTCCCAGATCAGCCTGGTCACCGACAAGCCCATGCAAACCCTGCAGGATTGGGCTTACGTTCAACTCACCTTCCACGGTTGGGTGCCTGCTCAGGGTGCCCAGTGGACATCACTCGGTGATGAGTTGCGTCTCGATGTCCAACGTTATGACGCCATCTAACCCTGCCTCACCCTTCACAGAATCGAGTCCTACCGTGTCCTACGCTTACGTTGTCTCATACGGCCATGAGTTCACAGATGGCCATTGGTGTGAGTCCTGCTGTCCTGCAGAGGATCGTTCGCAGTGTGACTACTGCTATCCCCCGGGGTGCCCTGACCCTGATCAATCAACCTGTGTCGATCCCCAGGAAACTACCGAAGATCTGGACTGTCCAGCTCACTGCAGAGTCTGTGACACCCTGCTAGACAACGATCTGACCACCGATGGCCTGCAGTACGTTGCCGAGCATGTCGCTACAGATGAGGCTGGCAACGTAGTTGGTAAGTGGGCTGAACGTTGGGCTACCGAACTGCAGAATCTCCGCTGGGCTGAACGTCGGGCTCACATTCTGAACGTGCTCCGCTCTCGCTGATCTGATCATGCAACCGTCATACCCTGCCCAGATTCATGATCAGTTGCACCATCAGCACACCCTGCCCAACCCCTACCGAACGGACTCCCCAATGTTCCCTGTCCTCCTGACCAAACCTGCTGATCTGATCGAATCGTTCAATCTGGCCCAGTTTGTGCAGGGCTATGCCGAGTGCATGATCTGGGCCAACACTGAAAACGTCACCGATCCTGACGATTCGATCGACCCCAGTTGGTGGCAGTCCCCTAGCCCAAGCTGGGCACTTGAAGCTTTCAGCGACAACGATTCCCAATACCCCGGCAACCCTGACTACCCATCTTCCAAAACTCAGATCGAACGGGCGGCAACCCAGTTTGTCGAGTCCAACATTGTCCGGTTGACTCAGATCGTGGCGGCCAACCTGGCCAGCCCTGCCTATCTCGGTCACAACCTTGCTCTAACGGCAAACCAGCATGGTGCTGGTTTCTGGGATACCAGTTTCGACACCGATGGCACTCTGACGGACTCAGCTCACAATTCAGGCCAGATCGATTGCTACTGGGATAGCAACGATGACTCTGGTATTCACTGCAACTGAACCCTCCCACCCTTCAATCCCTACCAACGAAACGGACTCACAATGCCTACCCTTCCCATCGTGTTTGAACGTCAGCCGCTGATCAATGGCGGTGCTGCCTATCCAGTCAATCAACGTTCTACCAACTGTCTGATCTGGAACGGCGATACCTCCTCAGTCCACTACGGCTGGCACAATCAGCTCATGGTCTGCCGTTGGAACCCAGCGGACTACCCCAACCCCAACGCAGAGCCATACCAGTGCTCCTCCTGGGCTGCCTTCAAGTCCTATGCCGCCCTGTTCTTCGCCGCTGGCAGTACCGACGACGACTGAACCACCCCCAGACCCCAAACCAGGACCCCCAGCCAAACCAGGTTGTGGGGTCCTGGTCTGCTTTCACCCTGACCATCCCACCGAATCAACCCTGACCATCATTGCTGGCCTCCAGTATCCAATCTCAGACACTTTCAACCCTCTAAGGCAGGATCATACCAAACCCACCATCAAACCGCTTAGAATGGATCTCAGCCCTGTTCACCCTGACTGTCCACTCCTACCAATAAACATAGTCAGATCCCAAACCAGGGGCTGATTAAACAGGCCAGGATGTACAAACACCCCATACCCCAATTTTATCTCCTCGGATCGGTCCAGAAACAGCTATCAGCGGTCTGCTCTCGCTCAGAACTTTCATCAGATCCGGCGTGCCTCTGTGTCCCCCATTCCATCGTAGTCTTTTACTCTTATTACACATATACTCACTCACACACACACACCCCCCCCGTAACGACTAGTCAACTGAATCGAGAAAGTAGAGACGTTTCGATCCATAACCTAACAGACACCTCGACTATCTATCCAAACCCGGCACATCCCCCCATTTTCACCAACCCACAATCTGTGAAAGGTCCCCAATGACGCACCAAACACCCTGGCAGATCATCATCAACCCACGATTTGCGCGCTCCTACCCGATCCACACCCCCACGACCCGGGCCGCCTGGCCGGCCTGGACACCGCTGGTCGATGCGACCGGACTCCCGCGGGCGACCATCGTCCGCACCATCTGTGGTCAGATCCCGCTGACCATCCGAGTGC